CAGCAACATCACATCCAGCTTTTCCCGGCTACGCTCCAGCTCTTCGGCCTTTTTCTCCCGGCGCATAATGCGCCGTTGGAGTGCCCAGGAGCAAAAGGCCGTGATGGCCGTAGGAATGCCCATGGCTGCCAAAAATGCAATGATCATATGATCTGCCATTGATTGCGTCCCCCCTACCCCAGGAGGGCGTTGACTCGCTGCTGCACAGCGGCATAGTCGTACCCGGCGGCGGTCAGACGCTTTTCTCGCTCCGCGCCATTGCCCCACAGACCGCGCAGCACCTCTCTGGCAATTTCATCCACAGACTTTTTGCTGGGAATTTTGATCTGCTGCCCGACCCGGATCAGATTGGGATTGCTGAGGCCGTTGTAGGCCGCCAGGGCCTGATAGGTAAGACCATACTTGGATGCAATGCCAGACAGAGTGTCACCGCTTTGCACGGTGTAGACGGCGCTCTGGCCGCCATACACCATTTTGCCGTCCCCGCCAAAGACGGCATAGCCGGGATGCTGATCAGCGGCGCGCTTGGCGTTGTCCAGGACGGCATAGGCGCCAATCTGGCTCTTGGCGTCCGCCCAGGACTTTCGCACCCGGTAAAGCTGCTCGCTGCCGGAAGGCTTGTCCGACTGCCCCAGGCGATCGTTTACCGCCTGGGCGATATACGGGAATTTGCTTTCCAGGTAGGGACCAGGGCAGGCTGTAGCGGCAAACCATTTATGCATAGTCAGGCTTCCGCCCTTATCGCCGGTATAGTTCAGCCGCTGGATGCCATTCCGGCGGCAGATATCCACGCAAAGATCAATCAGGCTTGCCAGAGCGGCGTCGCTCACGTGCCAGTCCGGCGCACCGCCATCGTTGGCCACCTCGATGGTCACGGCCACATGGTCGTTGTCGGCGTTGGAGCTACACCAGGAGCGGTCCCGCTCGTCCACAAATTGGCCAATATGCCCCTTGCTGTCGATGCCATAGTTGGCACTGGCCCCCCGCCCGTAGTTGGCAAAGATGTTGCCGCACTGCTCCAGCGTGAGGTTGCCCGCCATGTGATGGATGGTGATTTTGGTGATAGGCTTGTTCCGAGGGCTGGTCCGGTTGGGGCTGATGTGGGTGTAGGTTACAAGGTTACTGTTGCTCATGATTTTATCCTCCTGTTATGTTATGATGTTTGTTAGGGTGTCATTGCCGCCTCCGGCCGCCAGCAACGCCGGGTACATGGCGGGGCTCATGGCACTACCTCCACATACAGCCCCACCAGCTCTGCCAGAGCATTGTAAACAGGCTGTCCAGTACTCCGGGTGCACCGATACAAAATGCCGTTCTGGGAGTAGTACAAGCCCTCAGAGAGCTCCATATTCCCGTCGTAGGGGATAGGATCATATTTGCTCCCGTCGTGCGCCTCGTTGATGTACTCCCACAAGGACGGGGCGTTTTCTGGCTCCCAGCCTGGCTGGCTGGTATGCTTCTGGCGACAGCGGCAGAGCCTGCCTCCGTACTGCACCTTGTATTCAGCTGGATACTCCGTTCCAGGGGCCCACTCTGGGTAAAACTCCCGGCTCCGCAAGGCCGTTGCATCATCCAGAGGCAGGCTGTTGATTTGCTGAGCCAGCAGCATGCGCGTTACTTCTTCAGCCGTAAGCGGACGGTGGCGTTCGGCTGCGGCCGCTCTTGCGGCATCTTCTTCAAATGCCTCCAGTTCCTCCAGCGTAGCGTCTCGGTATTCTCCGTTTTCAAGTATCGTCATGCCCGCACCCCCATGATTTTGATATTAGTTCCTGCCCCGATCACCATTCCGCCAACAGCGGAGAACGCAAAGTTTCTCAGAGTCGACTCCACAGTGGCAATCCACCCGGTATGCCTAGTGCCAGTCGTCTGATAGGTGTTATTGTTGTTTGAGCTAGAGTCATGCCAGATAAGTCCATCAGTTATCGCTTCGAGGGACGATGCGATAAACCTGCTTGTTTCGGCACCAACCACCGGGAGATTCGGAGAATAATAGTAAGTAATACCGTTTACACTCAATTCTCCGTTGGCAGATTTCGTATTTGTTTCCGATCCAACCGCAGATACCATAATCTTTGCTTTACGGAGTCCGAACGGTTTATTGTCTTTGTCTTTGCTGATTGCAACAACTTGGACATCGGCTTCTACTGTGATGTTGGCAATTTCTTCCCATTCCAATGCATCCAGCATCATCCATTTGTTGTAATTTTCCAGACATACAAACTGATGGATGCCCTTTGTCAGGGATGCCGGATCAATAGCCGACATGCTCCGGTAGACAATTGCACCGACAACTCCATTGACGTCAAGCGTCGGGTTCTTGGCCGTGTTATCATTTGTGAACTCCACAGTGACGATACTACCGCCGACAATAGGGCTTGTGATATAGCCCTGCTCTACTTTAGCGGCAACGTTTGCTGCCGTGGTGCATACACCAGCGGACGGAGCAGCATTGCCGTCATTTGAGATATTGGCAATCTGCTCATCCACATATCCCTTTGACGCCGCGTCTGTATCTTCGACAGGATCATTCACGCCACGCAACCGGTTTCCGCCAAAATCAACATTGATATCAGCATCTGTAGTGAGTCCAGATGTGAGGTTAAGGCTGGTAAGCTCAACATCTCCTTGCAAAAACTCACGTAGGTTTTTGATTGCATCGCCAGCGGCTTTTGCATCTGCCGCGCTCCCCTCCTGGGTAAGGGTCTTGTCCAGCGTTACGGGTCCGGTGGTGTCACTCGGATCCAGCAAAATGGCCCCGCCACTTAGCAGTAAAAAGTGATGTACCTTTTTCGCCAGTGCGTCAGCACGTGCCGAGGAATAAGTCCTAGAATCAATAATAGCATGCGACTTATTGGCTATTGTCAGCGATGCTCCATTGGCTGTGTTCCCAGGGTTTTCAAAGTTGACGGCCAGTACCGAACCAATAGCTGCTGGATCAAACCCGGCAGAAAGTGATCCGACTTCTTTTATTGGACTGCTCCCCGCAGAGGCGCAGGTACCATAGCCGGACGCCGGTATCTTAACGGCACCAACCTGGCCATTGACTGATGCAACATCGCAGGATCCTGCCGGGCCTTGGGGACCAGGCTCGCCGGGGTCGCCCTTGTCGCCTTTTGGCCCTTGGGGGCCGGGGTCCCCTTTGGGGCCCTGGGGCCCCTGGTCGCCAGCCGGTCCAGCTGGTCCGGGTGCGCCGTCTTGCCCGGGGTCCCCCTTTGGTAGCACGATCTGCCTGGTTTGCACCGATGTCATACCAAACTTAATCGCGTCAAAAGCAATCTGCATAATATTACTTTCTGGCTGCGATATTTGCGGGATGTAATATCCACCATCCTGGCCGTCAGACCCGGGCGCGCCGTCTGCACCTGGATCGCCATCCTTGCCCGGTGGCCCCACAATATTGGCCGCTGCTGGCGGATCGCCCATGCCATCCTTGCTCGGTGTCCAGGATAGGGTGCCATCGTCCGCCACATGCGGGATCCAATACCCGCCGTCCTCTCCGGGATCCCCAGGCACAGGGGTGCTGGTACCGCCAGATTGCTGCTTGTCCAGCAGGATCCAGGCTCCGTTTATTAACATAAATTGATACAGCCCTGCAGTAATGTCGCCCGCCCCAATTGGTTGCGCTGTGATGCGATCTCGGATGGTGTACTCAATGCCATTGTAATCAAGCTTGGGGCTCTCGGCAGTATTGTTGTGCACAAATCTTACCGCCAGCACCGCACCAATCGTGGGCGCAAAACCATCCACGAGAGCCGCTGTTTTGACCACATAGTTTGCGGCGGTGGAGCAGGTGGTATATGCATTCACTGGCAGTGTTACGGATCCGGTCTGCCGGTTAATCGCTGTAACGCCGACATTGACGGCGACATTCCCATCGCTGCCTGGCTTTACGCCATTGACGAATTTTACCGCCCCGGCAGCTGCAGCCTTTGCCTCGTTGATCGCCTGGTTGATGTCAGCAAGCGACCGATAATTGTAGTAGCTGTGGGACGGGGTAATGCCTGCTGCGGGGTTGGCTTGTACCGCAACGATAAAATTAAAAGTAGATATGATTGTTGTACCGCAGATGATGGCAACATCTGCCACAACATCGCCAGGGCACGTCAGCATTTGTGCCGCCAATCGCACGGTGATGGTATCCTTGCCCAGTGTACAAGCAATTAGGTTGTCCTCGGTCCTGTCGTATATGCCACCTTTGCCGTCTGGTTTGCAAAAGCGGACGACGCCCTTCGTTTCCGTCCCGGATTG